GGTGGTCTGTACACGGCTCTTGTTGGTGCGTTTAACTTTAGCTGAGAATTAACTTGTTATAATTAATTTAGTTCTTTTAAAGACAAATGACCGTCGCTCAAACCGACTATTTTGACATTAATAAGTTCCAGCAGCTTCTCGACAAGCTGGAAGCTTCCAAGATTAAACAGCAAGGTGAGAAGTCGAAGGAAAGCCGTCGCGACATCTTTGCTCAAGGTCTTGCCTCAATGATGAGCAACTTCTGATTTTTTCTTGTAGCATTAATACGCCATGACCAGCACTCCTTCCAGCACCTATAGCGTTGACGACTGGTTTGATCTCCAGAAGTACAAGGAAGCTGCTGGCGTGGCGTACGAATTCTCTAAGAAAAAGATGGAGACTGCTGGTGAACAAGAACGTGAAACCATCGGTAAAGGTGCAGAAGAACAGCGTACCTCTGCCGAGCAAGGCCAGCGGTTCAGGCAGTCAGACGAAGCAAGGGATTACGCCCAGGCCCAACGAGCTTATCGATATTGAGCTTTTTGATTCTTGGGTAGACAACCTTGATGCGTCTACTCAAGAGTCATTCTGCGCATTTGCCGCAGACAATTACTCAGTTATTGAAATTTATCTTTACTCTCGTTTCCTTGGTTACAAGGGAACTATTTCTGCGTGTGATCTTTGGGTTAAAGACCATTACAAAAAACCCGATCATCGCAAAAAACTCCTGTATGAAATCGACGAAATGCAGGAGGATGTTCGCAAGCTTCGCGAAGATGTTGAAAACGGAGTTGTCAAACGAGATGCAGGGGTCGCACGAATTGCTTCTATGCAAAAAGAAATTCGTGGTCATATTGATCAAGTAGAAAAATTTACTAATACCAAAGATCGCAAAGGCTTGTTGATGGCTGGCGCTGATCGAGCTATTCGTGAAATCATGTTCATCTTCAAAGATGATCCGATTGAAATTCCCCTGGAAGAAGCCACAATGAGTGTTTGGGCGCGAATGCAGCTAGAAGAATAATCTCTGTTATAAAATATTGATAGTCAAACAAACTGCAATGGGAGCAGGGAAAAAAATGCCAGGCCAACAAATGGCTGGCAAATATTCGGGCGCAATTAACGCTGCGAAGTCTCAAGGCGTCCCTCCCAAAGGCCCTCAGCCTCAACCCACTGCTCTCGACAAACTTGCATCGTAATGGCAAAAAATAAAATGCCTCCTGAGCTTCTGGAGCACTTCAAAAAGAAAGAAGCTAAAAAAGAAGACGGCACAGAGATGTCGGACAAAGAGAAGCGTAAAGCCGCTCTTGATAAGGCGCGTAAGTATCAAGAACAAAAAAATAAAAAGTAAAAGGCCATGGCTGTTTCTATCACTAAATATCCCGGTGGCTTAGAACAGCCGACTGCCTGGGAAAGCAACATCCAAGGATTAACGCCCTTGGGTACCTACCTCGTTTCTTTTGAAGAAGCATTAAAGAAGTTTCCAGGACTTCAATACTCCAAGGAATTTCAAGAAGCACAAAAGTCAAACACTACTTATGGCGCTTCAGCTCCTGCGCCAACACAAACGACTTCTCCTGCGTCAGTTGCGCCGACCGACCCCTCTTCTGTAATTGACATAAAAGTTGCTGGCCCAGAGATTCCTCAAGAATCTAATGAGGCGCTTTACAACGAGGCTGGGCAAACTTACGATATTTCTCAACCTAAATATGAACCTGCTACTGAACAACCCATTCCTCAACCTAAATATGAAGCTGTTTCCGAACAAAAAACACCTGAACAAATTATTGAAGCGTTTGAAAATAAACTTTTAGATCAGGCCAAAGGCGAAGCGGTTGACTGGCCAACATCTCCTTCTTCTGAAGAAGTTGCACAAAGTTTACCTTCTATCAAAAAACCCGCCGATTATGGACCGCCGGTAGTTGCCCCTTGGAACAAGGGCATGCCTTCAGTCCCTGGAAACGTTCCGGGCAATCCTCCGTTCCAAGGTGGCCCGTCTCAGGGAACCTATCCCATGGCCCTTGGACCAAGAGGGGAGCAGTTGATTGCCGAGGTTAAGTATGGAATGGGTGCTCCCAAGGTTCCTGCTTGGATGAAAGCTATTGATGATGATTACAAAAAAAATATAAATAAACCTATCCCCTCTGGCCCTGTTCGAAATTCTGGCAAAGGGGCTTTGGATACCTGGGAAGGTCCTGGTGGCTGGGGCGCATCCGCACCGGGCACTTCTATTGAAACAGCCGTTGCAACCGCTACCGCTGCTCCAGATGTGCAAAAAGCTGGTCAAACATTCCAATCGGAATACGATCCGCAAAAAGCCAAGTTAGCTGCAGCTGCATCTAAGTCTTACAAGGTTGGTTCAGATAATTACGATCCATTTAAATCGAGCGTTTTTGGTTAAACTTAATTTAGTTAGTAGCCTTTCTTGTGCCAAGTTATACGCACCTTGCCTACCGGCGCAATGCTCGCGCTGCTGCGCGTCAACAGCAGATTAGAGTTCCGCGTAACGCCGAATCCCTGGCACGGGCACGAGAAGACTTTGGTTTTTTCTGTGAGTATGTCGCTGACAAACCTCCTGCTAAACACCATTTAGATTGGCATCGTCATTTTGTAACGCATGAAGACAGCAGCTGTTTAATTAAAATTGCTGGACCGAATGTGGATTTGTTGGCTCCCAGGGGTTCAGCCAAATCCACGGTCCTTGGTCTTTTGACTGCGTGGGCAATTGGTATTCATACGCAAGCTAAATTACCCTTACAGATTCTTTACCTTTCTTATACGGTTGACATTGCACGATCTAAGTCTGCCACTATTAAACGCATTATTGAAAGCAAGCGATACCAAGAAGTTTTTCCCAGTGTTCGCCTGATGAAGAATGTGACCAGTAATGAGTACTGGTCCATTGATCACAAGTTTGCTGGCATTGATACAACAGGTGATGAACAATTTACACTCTGTGCCGCAGGTCTAAAAGGTTCCGTGACTTCTAAGCGTTCTCACCTGGTAATGATTGATGACGCTATTAAATCTGCTGCGGACATTGCCAACCCTGACATCCGTAAACAGATGCAGGAAAACTGGAATGCCGTGATCGCACCAACGATGTTTGAGGGGGCACGGGCGATTTGTCTTGGTACTCGCTTCCGGCACGACGATATTCATGCCACTACTTTTAATGAGCAAAACAATTGGAGTCAGATTGTTCTTTCTGCGATTTTGAACAATCCCAAAACAGGAGATGAAGAGTCATATTGGCCTGAGATGTGGTCATTGGATTATTTGAAAGAGAAAAAACGGCAAGCTCCTATTGCTTTCTCGTTTCAATACATGAATCAAATTGTTCGTCAAAACGAACTATCCCTAGCACCGGAACTGATTGTTAAAGCGGAAATTGCAACGGAGTTCGATACTCTTGGCGTAGGGGTTGACTTGTCGGCAGGCACCAAAGAGAAGAATGACTACACCGTCATGATCCTTGGTGGCCGCATTGGGGACCGTATTCATATTATTGATTACCGCAGGCTTCGAGTCATGGGCAACCTTGAAAAGCTTGATGCTTTGAAAGAATTGTTAAACGACTGGTCCATTATCGGCAAAGACGACAATGACCATTATTTTCCTACTTACTCGACTTGTGATATCTGGAGTGAAGCCGTTCAATACCAGGCATCACTGGAAGCAGACTTCAAGCGTATTTGCTTAAACAACGAAGGTTTGTATAACTTAATTTGGCATCCTGTCAAGGGGTTCCGTGCTGATAAGCTGGCTCGTTTTCGAGGCATCATGGGAATGTTCGAGGATCGCAAAATTATTTTTAATCGTTTCCGCAACTTTACAAATTTGTTTGAAGAGCTGACTAACTTTGGCGTTAGTGGACACGACGATTGCGTTGACGCTCTCGTCTGGCTTGTTACAGGATTGGCACGGAAAGGCCAGCTACATATTGATTACTGAATTTAGAATTAGAAAAAAGCTTTTTTGTTGTGGGACCAGAGTACGTCGCCATCGGCATTACAGCTCTTGTATCTGCTGTTACAGGCGGTACTTGGGTTGCAAATAAAATATTAGACAGACATCAAGAGCGCATTCAGCAAGCTTTTGACTACATTGGCTCTCAAAAACGTCGCATTGACATCTTGGAAGATCAAGTTAATCGCATGCCTTTAGATTACGTTTTAAAGGTAGATTTCCTTAGGGAAATTCAAGAAATGCACGACAACTTTCGGCAAATTAACGATAAGCTTGATAAGCTTATGGAAAAGCTTTTGTCAAAATGAGCTACATTCTCGAAGTTGAAGAAGACGAAAACGGCGAACCCTTTATCACACTTCCCGACGAAGTCCTCGAAGAATTAGGCTGGCAGGAAGGCGACGTACTTGATTGGGATGTCCGTGCCAACGGAATTATTTTGACCAAGGTCAATGACCCTGCGGGTTACGAAGTTATAGATGAGTAGAATAAATAAAAAGAAATAGTGCGATGTTTTACGGCGGTATGGTAAATGTTCCTGGCGCACCAGGGAACTTAGTTGCAGGTGGCCCCAGTTTTGACATTAACCGCAGTGCAGGTCCACTGGGCGGGCGCTCGGGCGAACAGTTGCGCCGTCTCTATGAGGGCGGAACGCAACAAAACAAACAGCTCAATGAAGAGCTTATGAAACGTGGGATCATGCCAGGGTCTGG